CTACGGAAGCTTACTCTCCAGCGGATTCTTGCTCAGGTAATCTGCGCATTCCACTGTTGGACGGTCAACCTTGTACAGTTCCATACCGTCATACTCCAGCGCCGCCCCATCACGCTCCAGCGGATAGACATCCAGCTTACGCGTCACGTTGTAATAATCATCTGAACGCAGCATGATCTTACCCGGCACCGCGATAACGCGCTGCCACTGACGGCAATCCAGCGTATCCCCCTCTGGCGTCACCACCAGCGTGGCGATCGCTTCCGGGCTCACCATCGCGCTCTGCGGCCCTTTCGACTGCCAGTAACCTGCCAGTTGCGAAGGTACCGGGTGCTTAATCACTTCCTGATAATTATCTACCTGAACACATCCCGCTAACGTCAGCATCGCAGCCACAATTGCTACTTTTTTCATCATCTTTCCTGCATGCGAAGAAAAAAATATTGTGGCATTAAAGCCATCAGGCTGCCAGCGTAAGATAGGTATTGATTAAACCTGCATGCCCATCACATGAGCATACATTTTTCATAATCGACAAAGAACGTCCAAGAGCGCTCCAAATAACAGATGGTTGCAGTTGTCGAAAACATCAGTCGTCTAAGTTCACCTTAGATCGAGTGCTGTTTTATGCCCCACCCATGCCCCATTACATCACCGGGCAGTCGTCGTCATCGCTTGCACGATTGATGAAGAACGTGACGCGTCCAAGCACCTCTACTTCTTCCAGTGCGCTTCCCTCTATTGCCTCTCCATCATCTGTAATGAGCGACTTTCCCATCAACCTGGCAAACTGCGTATGACCATCGCAAAGTATAAGCAGCACATCCCCGGGCGCGCATTTTGCTGCTGGCTCAATGACTGCAAATCCTGAATCAGTTTCAAGCACCCTACTTTCTGCGCCGATGTTGCAAATCACCTCGGGTGAAAGTTGGCGCTCGACATAATCGCTTGCAGGTGACGCAAATCCCATTACTGAATCCTCCCCATGTTACGCAGGATCCAGTACCTGTTATCGCTACCGTCTGTCGTCTTGTCAGCAAAGTCTTTTTGGTATCGCTCTATCCAGGCATTCGCTTCTTCGCGCGTATAGTGCCAGTTGAACTGCCGCAATTTCTTTATGAATGCGTCTGTGCTCAGGTAACGATACCCCTTGGGGTTTAACTCTATGGCCGCAACAAACGCGGCATGAATGTCTGCTGTGCGTGGCATAATCACCTCACATAATCACTGTATACATATACAGTATCGTCAAATATGAGGGTCGATCAAGTTTCACAGTGGTGCTAAACTTCAGACCTTTCCGAATTGACTGATTTATATAATGTTAAAGCTCTTTGCTAAGTACACATCAATCGGCGTCATTAACACGCTGATTCACTGGGTTGTGTTTGCTATCTGCATATACGTGTTTCACACAGGTCAGGCGCTTGGTAACTTCGCCGGATTCGTCGTGGCAGTGTCATTCAGTTTCTTTGCAAACGCCAGGTTCACCTTTAAGTCCTCGGCAACTACGATGCGCTACATGCTGTATGTCGGGTTTATGGGAACCTTGAGCGCAGCTGTTGGTTGGGCTGCCGATAAGTCCGGTATGGCGCCGATCGTGACTCTTATTCTCTTCTCCGCCATCAGTCTGGTGTGCGGTTTTGTTTATTCAAAGTTCATTGTCTTTAGGGATGCGAAATGAAAATTTCTCTGGTAGTTCCCGTCTTTAACGAAGAAGACGCGATACCTATTTTTTATAAAACTGTTCGGGAATTTGAAGGGCTTCAGCAGCATGAAGTAGAGATAGTCTTCATCAATGATGGCAGCAAAGATGCTACAGAGTCGATAATTAATGCGATTGCTGTTGCAGATCCACTTGTAGTTCCGCTGTCATTCACAAGAAACTTCGGTAAAGAGCCTGCTCTGTTCGCCGGCCTTGACCACGCGACCGGTGAAGCGATTATCCCGATTGATGTAGATTTGCAGGACCCTATCGAAGTCATTCCTCATTTGATTGAGAAATGGCAGGACGGGGCTGATATGGTTCTTGCTAAACGCTCTGATCGCTCAACAGATGGTCGACTGAAGCGCAAGACAGCTGAGTGGTTCTATAAACTCCATAACAAAATCAGCAACCCGCAGATCGAAGAAAACGTTGGTGACTTCCGCCTGATGTCGCGTGATGTTGTGGAAAATATTAAGCTCATGCCGGAGCGCAACCTTTTCATGAAGGGCGTGCTGAGTTGGGTTGGCGGCCGCACCGATGTAGTCGAGTACGCCCGTGCCGAGCGTGTTGCAGGCAGCACGAAGTTCAATGGTTGGAAGTTGTGGAATTTGGCACTTGAAGGGATCACCAGCTTCTCTACATTCCCTCTTCGTATGTGGACTTACATCGGCCTGTTTGTTGCTGGAGTGGCATTCCTTTACGGGGCGTGGATGATTTTCGACACTTTGGTGTTCGGTAATGCTGTCCGTGGATATCCATCTTTACTGGTATCTATTCTTTTCCTTGGCGGCATTCAATTGATCGGTATCGGCGTACTGGGAGAATACATTGGCAGGATATATGTTGAAGTAAAAAATCGTCCAAGATACGTTCTTAAGGCGCGCAAATAATGAACCAAAAAGACCTAAATATTTTAAAGTATACTTCCCTTGCGGGGATACTTTACATACTTCCTATAGTTGTTGCTGGCATGAATTACTCAGATGATTTCATGCGCTCAGCAGACGGCGTTTTTGGGCTTAGCATTATGGCTAGGCCTCTGGCTGACCTAATATTTAAGCTTATTTCCCTTAACACATCTTCAAACATAAGCGCGGCCCCATTAACACATATACTTTCAATCTTAGCCATGGGCTTTTCTGTACTATTTTTAGCAAAGAGCTTAAATAGGAAGTATAGTTACACTGACGCTTTGATTTTATCGCTTGTAATATTCAATCCATTCTACATACAGAATCTATTGTATAAATTTGACAGTATAACCATGTCTCTTGGTGTTTTGATTGCATCCGTTTCGGTATGGTTATGCAGCAAGCAAGCATTATCAACAAAAATTCTATCAATTGCTCTGTTAGTCGCCTCCCTTAGTCTTTATCAGCCCTGCGCTGGAATTTTTGTTGCCATGGTGATTATAAGATGCATTGATGAGGTTTCAAGAGGCATATCATTAAACATAAAAAAATACTTCACTTATCTAATTTGTTTCTTGGTAGGATATGTGTCGTATTATATTTTTATTGTAATACCCTACTCTGAAGGCTCATCTCGCTCATCATTTATCAGTCTAGGTTCAGGAATGACTGAAAAGCTAGGCGATAATCTATTGAGCCTTTGGGGAAAGACAAGCTTATTCACACCGGTTGGTAATGAATTATTGATCTTACTATCATTAATTTCATTTTCTATCTGTGTTTATGCGTCATTTAAATCAGAAAAACCAATAGCCGGTATTTTTGTATCAATTCTCGCATTTCCTGCATCCTATTTTGCAATTGGAGGTGTGATAATCTTCCTGAAGGAGTCTCTATTCTTCCCAAGAACATTAGTTACTTATGGTTTATTTTTGGCATTGTTGCTTTACCCGATTTACAACTTTAACCATAAGTTATCTAGGTTATTGGCAGTTACTATAGCCGGATTACTTGTTTCAGTATCATTTTTGACTATGAGCATCACTGTTACGGCTATTAGAAGCCAGGAGCAGTATGAAGATAAAATACTGAACAATTTATCTTATGATCTTGAAAATCTTAAACTCAATAGTAACGAGACATATATAAGTGGGATTTTCAATTACTCTTTATATGCGAAAAATGCCGTAAATAATAACGGAATAGCTAAATTGCTATCTAATAGAGGCTATGATTGGACTGTCTCTTATAAACTTCGTGACTATGGTTTGAATGTTCCATTTTCATTCAGAAGAGACATGCAGAAAAAACTAATAAAGAGTATCTGTAGTGATAGGTACAACTCTAAAACCGCTAGAACCGAATACACTATATACCAGGTTGGTGGTAAAAATCTTGTAAATATAGGCGGTGACGTTAATTGTAGGTAAAAAGAAGGCCGCCGATGCGGCCTTTTTTAGTTATATGTAGCTAAAGCCACCCCAGCACTTCCAGCGTTAGTGTTGATGTTAATCTGTATCGTGCCATCAGTAAGGCATCTAAGTTTCACGGAGCCATCTGCTATGGCGCCTTGCGTTCCAGTTGCATGCCCCTCCCAATATGCAAGATTTCCAGCCGCTGTCGAAAGGTATTGTGATGCAGCGTAATTAACATTCACACTGGTTCCATCCTTCAATAATCTTGCGTGTATAACTCCCATGATGCAGTTAGTATTAGCCAGTACCTGCTGAGGACCAAGCTGTATCCTAACATCGACAGCCGTGAAAGAATTAGAAGATTTTCCTATTGATATCCATGCTCCTGAGTTTGCTACAAATGAAATCTGTGTTGCCTCAAGCGTTTGGAGACTAGCCTGCTTAGTTATCAAAGGACCGGCTACTGTGCCACCTGCAATCGTAAATAGTTCTGTGGCAACGTTTCTTTGCGTTCCTTGTCTAACCGTTACTGCACTTCCTCGAACTATCATGCGATCAACAAACATAGGTTGATCGAGGATGGGAGTACCACCACCAACTATATTTAGAACATCTATATATAGAAAGTTAGTTGAAACTCTATGATCTACTCCCGATATAGCTGCGTCATTATACGTCAGTCCACCAGTAACAATTAAAAGTGTATCCAGTGCTATATAGCATAGAGGGTTATACTGGATTGTATAACGACGTTCTACCTTAAGATTATGAAGTTCATAAGCAGAAACTGTCACGGTATAACCAGACTGTATAGAAATATCAAATAAAGCACATGTAGCAGTCACGTCTCTAAAAACCATATTCCGCAGCCGTATATTCCCATTGTTGCTGAATTCAGTCCTTAAAACCCCTCTCTGATAGTCCAAGAATTCGCAGTTTCTAACTACAAAACTAATGCTGGTACCAGTGGACGGTGAAACGAATGCACCAGGATCGATTGAATAAACCGACCTTGATGGATTAATGCGATTCTGGAATAACTGGTTAGCAGTTTGACCTGTAACCGTATCCACCTGATCTCCACTTAATGGTAGAGTGCTGGTTCCAACAAATGTCATGTTTTCCAGAATGACATCGCCTAACTGAGTTGCTCCACCAGATGGTTTACCTGGATAGATATCAACATCGAAGTTTCCTCTCCTCCAGTATCCATTTCTAAGTGATAAGGTACCTGAAGAAGTAAAACCAATTCCCTGCTTACCAAAGTCAAGACTTCCCCAAAACCTAAAGTTATTCATGTACAATGACGCGGTATGAGCAAGCTCAATTGCGTCAATTGACATATTAGTTAACTCCGTTCCATCAATGTAGCATTGAATAGAATTATGGATTTGGAGCATTCTTGTTTTGTGTTCAGTAATCTTCCCTCCATTTATAAATACTTTCCCCGTTCCTCTAAAGCCAATGCCATCCCTTGAAAATTGCCAGTTACCAATAATGACATTACGCATTAGCGTGCGGCTTTCAACTGGATATTTAACTGTCAAAACGTTCCCATTGATAGCTTCAATGGTGTTGAAATGACAGTTTGGATTATAAATCCTATTGGCCCAGTTCCACGGCGTGGATGCCTCATTAAACGGCTCTGGAATTAGAAATGACGTAGTAACAAAATCACCCACACGGAATACACTTGCATCATTTACAGGAATGTCATATGTGCCAACTGCGCAGTCAGCTGTAACGGTAGCGCGCCGCAATCCTCCGTGATAAATGCCATTATCAGAAAGGTCGATCGTGAACGTATCTTTAACATTGTACACGTTGCTATAACCGTTCATGATCAGACGAGAGTTTTTAACCGTGATTTTTTTACACTTTGCCGTATTTGGCATAGAAAAATCGTCAAGGTAGTAATCACCATTGCTGAAAACCAACTCTTCAGCCTCGTTGAACGCCGTCAAAAGCTTTGATATATCTTGCCCAGTACCAGTCTTGAAGCCGAAATATTCAACATTGAACGTATTTGTTCGCATATCAACGTATTGACGCGCAGTAGTATCACCTACGGACAGCCATGCACCTGGACCGATCCCTCCAGTGTTTTCTGGAGTCGAGTTCGCAGGAACTAGCTTTGGACCAGATAAAAATGACCCAGTCCATTTGTAATATTCACCGTCGGCAGTATTAAGCAGTACTTCATTAGGCTCGTTAATAGTTGCGCCAGTAGTAAACGTTTTACCTGAGAGGATAACGTAACCGAACGCTGCCATAGCCTGCTGAGAAAGATAATTGATACCTTCAACGGTGTAGTGTTGATTGCCGAAACGGTCAGTGTAAGTCCATCCCATCGAGGTAATGAACTCGTCAACTTTCCCGGCATTGAACTTCAGATCGCGTGGTGATTCACTTGGGACTGGCAGGTTTGTAGGTGTCGTAGCCATATTGGTTCCATAAAAAAACCCAGCGCGAGGCCGGGTTAGGTTGGTCGGGATGGGCTTATTCGTAAATAGCGTCGCTGTATTCCGCGACAGTCAGAGATACAGTGTTATCTGTGTTCGGTTTGATGCTGTTGACCGTCCATAGCTGACTGTCCAGTTCCTCCACCGTCGCTATGAGATAGCGCGACGGTAGTTGCACTGTGTCACCGTTCCATATGTTGAGGTGAATGTTAGGGATAGCCGCGGTGAAACCGTACTTCGTGTCGCTGCGTGCAGTCGCCGGATAGCGCAGTGTCGGATTGCCCAGACTGTCGGTCACCAGCACATACATCGAGCCGGTAAACGTGATCGGCTCGCTGGTATCGAAGTCATTCCCGGAGCGGCCGGTGACGTAACCACCCTGCTGGTTGCTGTCGTAGATGTCTGGCATCTGGATGACGCTACCGACCTGAATAATGCCGTCCTCAAACACTTTGGCGTTCATCTTCACGCGCGAGTAGATCAGGCGTTTGGTTTCGCGTAATGCGCGCTCCCGGGCCTGATACTCGTTACGGAAGCCGACTATCTCCAGCTTGTTCGGGTTTTCCGCTTCCTGCTCGACGATGGCGCCGTTCAGCACGCGGTAGTTGATGTACGTCTTATTGTTCGTGGTCGGGTGGACGTAGGACACCTGTACGCCGTCGTAGCCGCCAGGAAGCGTGGCCTCGTACGTCATTTTGTACTCGTCCGTCTTCATGTTGGCCCGGTTGAATACGGCCGCCGGGTAGTCAACTTTCTGATCACGGGTAAATGTCAGTACGCCGTCATCCCAGTACGCCACAACAGATGCCGCATTGCAGATCGCCTGCACCCGGTCGCCCAGTGAGTCGTTCTCGTCGTCGAACGTATAGTCGAAGTAACCCAGTCGCTCATCAGGAAGGCTTTCAGCGATCGAATACAGCCCGTACAGGTCAATGCTGCTTACCGGCTGCTCGCCCATAATCAGCCAGGTATGCGCAACCGCATCAGCGAACGATCGCGACGGCCGCAGTGTGTAATCCACTGCCTGCGTGTCCAGGTCGTAAGTGATGGTGTGGCGCGTCACCAGGGCGTTATATTTGCGCTCACGGCTGCCCAGGGCATTCTCTGTCGCCCTGACTTTTACGCGCACCAGCGTGTCGGTCGGGTGGACGACATTCGTACGGATGTTAATGCTGTGGATCTCTTCGACCTTCAGAAGTGACGCGTCGCCAGAGTTGTCCGTGCGCTGGAAGCTGACCGCGTACTTCCCGAAGCCGCCCGTCGGTGTGATCTTGTCAGTGCGATAAAATACCTCACTCGTCGACTGGTGCGGCGTCGTCTGCCGGTACGTAAACGTCTGCTGCGTTCCCGGCACCTGGTTGTAGTCGTCGTCGATTTTCCAGATGACAACCTTCCAGTTGGTCTCTTTCTTCCCGCCGAGGCTGGACTGAGTATGCAGCCACAGCTGCGTTGACTCGACCGGGGAAAAGAACGGCCCAACCACCAGCGCCTCGTTATCGTTAAGGATGAATTTCGTGGTGTTGATCGTGGCATTCGCCGGAATATCCTGCGGCCCCTCCAGCTGGTTCATCGTAAACGTGTACCAGCGCACCGGGTTAACCACAGCGCCATCGTTTGTTTCAACGGCGGAAATCAACGTGCCGGAGAAATTTGCGTCAGTGGTGACGCTGCCTGATGCTGTGTTGTACGTAACGTTGATGGTAAAAGTCACAGCGTGCGGCAGCACCAGGCCCATAAAGTAATCGAACTCAGCTTGTTTCACGATTTTCATCGCTATCTGTCCGCCGGAATACGTTCCGCTGACCACCGTGTTTGCCGTTGCTGTTTCGATAGGGAAGTCGCTGGCTTCGTTCTGCCCGGGGACCTCCTGACCGTCAACGTCATCGAACCCGTAGCCTTCGACGATCTGCGGGATTACTTCGCCAGGCTGGAAGAACTGGAATTCGGCACCGGCCAGAGAGCCCAGGCTGGATTCTGAGTAGCGCACGGACTCGTAATCGTATTTGCCGATTCCGATGCACATCCACTCTGTAACGTACTTCAGGCCGCCGTCTGTGGAAGTCTGGTGTACGTATTCGAATACCGACTCCTGAATCAGATCCGGGAACGAACGAATCTGCCCGTAAATGTCCGGCTTTGCCTTGTAAACGCGAGCGGTATTTGTCTGACCGGTCAGGCTATTGTTGGGCGAGTCGACGGTATTACCGCCGTTGTTTGCTATAGCGGGCTTCGGCGCCAGGAACGAAAACACCTGGCCAACTACTTTGAATATCGGGCTCAGGATGTCGCCGACAATGCCCTTTGGCTGGTCGAATATCTGGATATGGTCCAGCTCGCTCAACTCAAACGCCAGCTCATCATCGTCACCCAGCTTTACGCCATTGCGGACAATCAGCAGGTCACGGTGGAAAGTAGCGTCATTGGCCGCCAGCCAGTCATAAAAAAGGGTGCCGTTTGGCACCCTACAACGCAGCTTAGGCGTTCCTGGAAAATTCGATATCTCAACCAGCGCCATACGAAAAGTACTCCACTTTGGTGAATGCCCGCTGAATGACCAGCAACGAGTCCATGCGCACGCTTCCGTTCTCTCCACGCGAGTGTAGCGCCTGCCGGTTCAGTACCAGGCCAACGTGTGCCGGTTGCGTGCCGCGGTACCCGACGAATATCCCGCCATCGACCGGTTTATCGACCTTGCGCCAGAAAACGACGTCTCCCTGATAGCAGGTGAAGAAATCTTCCCCGGCTTCGTAACCCGGCGTCTGGTGCAGCTCAATGCCGAGAACGTGCCGGTAATACAGCACAACCAGCCCCCAGCAATCAGTCTTTTCGAATGAGCAGGCGCGGTTAGACCACGGCACGCCGATCATTCTGCTGATAAAATCAGAGGTACTGAAGTCCCGTGTATTCGACTGGATCATATGGTTGGCCAATGTTGTTATTTAGCGGGTTTGTCATTGATAAAGTTACTGATGCGTTATCTGAAACAACATCGACAGTTTTTACAAATAATGTCCAATTCTTCATTGGCGTAGAGGTATCAACTCTATCGAAAACCTGACGAGTTGCCGTGATAGGCGACAGCCTGGAAACACCACTCCACTTCTTCATCAGCGTTTTGATATCTGAAGACAGTCGCCCAAGCTTCACCGTTGCGTCGATTACCGGAGTTCCGCTCTGCTGGCTCTCTTCGATTTCAAACCGCGCAGGCGTGTACGTCTGGCCGCCAAGCGTCTTCGGGAAGAACTGTTTGTCGACGAGGCGGACGTAACCAAAGGAGGGGTGATAAAACGTGATGGTGTTGTAACAGCCGCTAATCGGGCGCTTCTGATTATATTCACGATATGAAGGCATCAGGGAACCCTCGGAAGACTTTCTGGATCGCGTCCGTCCGGATAGCCAGTCACCACGATATCCAGCCACGAATCCCACGACGGCGGCAGCTCAACAATGATGTCGTCGAACTCGTCGTCAGCGTTATAGAGGTGGTTCGCAATAACGGTCCCCGTCCAGGTCACTACCCCGCCGTCGATACTGGTTTGGACTGGCATCTGCGTGAAGTGAAGCTCCTGCAATTGCAGGCCACTGCCGCCAAGATTGATATTCATCCGGAACCAGTTCAGGCCACGATTGAGATAGTTCGGGCTGCGTAGCCACTGCTGGAAAGCGCGCTCCTGCGCAAGAGTGAAGATCCACGTCAGTGACCAGGTCACTTTAAGGTCGTCGGTTTGGTTCTCGAAGATAGCCGGGCCGACCGCTGGCTGATCGGTCTGAAACCCGGTATCAAGCGTCATGTTTTTGCTGGCCTTCTGCGCCAGCGGCAGCCAGTCGGGATAGTCGATAATTGGCATCTAAACTCCAGGCATTAAAAAACCCGCCGGAGCGGGTTTGCTTAATCAACAAGCCGGGGCCCGGTTGGTGCCTCGTAGATATTGATTTTTATGTCAACGATTTCGCCATTATTGGTAAATTCCAGCTCTTCCCCAGCAGGCGTTATTCCCTTGATTGTTGATCCATCACTTAGAGTAAACACAAACTCGACCGCCCTGTTCGGGCGTATCCTGTGTGGTTTACCTATCTCCGTTGGTATTGACTGCACTTCGCCCGGCTCAATTACCACGTAAATCTCCTTATCCCTGACCGTTCGGGGTTCTTTTCACGTTGAAATTACTGGTTATACCCTGACTTATCGGGCCACCATTATTCAAATCCGCGATAATCGTAGTGAGGGTAATACTACCATCTGAGTTCACAGTTCCCTGAGAATCAACAGTAGCAGAGGTGTAATTCTGCACGATATTGTTGATTATTACACCACTCCCGCTCTGCATATCCTTGTTGCTAATTACCTTGCCGTTGTCGCCCGGTATCATGTACTGCCTACCGGTACTGGCCTGGTAAATCTCAGGTTTCCCTCGCTCACCGACCTGATAAAGACCTCCTGCATTCACCGGGCCGCCATTGTAACGCATACCGGTTAAAGCAAGGCCCTGTGCCAGGCCTACCGTTGAAGCAATTCCTGTCATGGCAGGAACTGAGTTGGCCCCAAATGAAGCGAGGCTAGCCATGGCGGCGGCAGGAGCCCAAGCTGTAGCCAAGATTGCAGCCTGAGATGCTCCAGCAGCAGTAGCTGCTGCGCCCAATGTCTGCCCTATAATGAAGTTTTTGAGGGCCTCAACCCCAACTTGGACTAGCGCATTGACCACGCTGTTCAGCATCGTATTCCCGAGTGAACGCATAGCATCCTGCGCTGACATCGTTCCGGTGATCAGCCCGGTTAACGCATTGGATGCGTTACCTGAGAATGCATCTACTGCACTTGTCAGCATGCTGTACCCCAGGCTCTGCTGGCTAAGAAGCTCCCATTGTGCAGCGGTTCTTTGCTGCTCATACTGCGTATCGGCAGCATTTTTAAGGGCTAATGCATTCTGGTGAGCTAATAACCCCTGCTGCTCGAACTGTTGGATAAGGGCCAGTTGCTGTGCGTGCTGATTAGCTAATTGCTGCACTGGATCAACCTGTGCAACTGCCTCTTGCTGTGGCGTCACCGCCTGCAGGGCGCGGATTTTTGCGAGGTTTGCCTGGTGTGTGGCCTCCAGTCGCTCAGATGTCTGATTGAACTGCTCCTGACTGATTTTCTTAGCAGCCAGAGCGGTATTCAGATCCTGAACATCCTGCTTATAGCTTGCGTTTTCGCGCGCTTCTGGCAGGAGTTTCTCGGATGCGGCTTGTGCTTTGAGTGCGTTGGCAGTGTCCCATTTTGTTGCGGCGTACTGCCCCGCCAGCGCGATCTGTTCTTTAGTGGCTCCTTTTCCGAGAGACTGCTGCGCATTCAGGATCGCCTGCTCGCGACTCAGATTATTGGTTGATTCGGCAGCAAGCTCTGACTGCTGCTTCAGGTTCGCCAGTTTCTGAGCAATAGAATCAGCCTGAGAGGCGCCTTTCTTCTGCTCGGACTGAAGTGTCTTTTGCGCCTGCGTATTTTTGTACGTAGCGGCAGCATCATCTTCCATCTGCCTGGCATGCGGATCATCCTTCGCAAAGCCGGCATCTTCGGCAGCGTATTGCGCCTGCAACCGTGCGCGAGCCTCACCCTGGAGCTTCGATAGTGCCAAGTTGCGCTCAGACTGTTTGATCAGGTTCTTCTGTCCGGCGGTAAGGTTATCGATCTCATTTCTCATGCTGGCCGTGCTGATTGCGGCCTGTCCAGCAACGGCAACCAACTCAGTCAGCGGCCTCAAAAATGCAATAACAGCTTCCGTTCCCGACTTTGTCGAACTTTCTGTGTTCTGAAGTTCAAGGACAAGCTTTTGAAGTGCCTGAGGTGATGGATTATTTGCTACATCAGAAAGCTGCTTGCTTAACTCGAATGCCCGCTGCTCCGATATACCAAATTTATCCGCAAGCGTGGTAACGGTGTTCTGGATCGCGTTAGCGTTTACTGTGAACTTAGCTCCTGCGTTTCTTGCCTGCTCCATGGCTGCCGAGTATGTGTCAGCTGTTACACCGACTGTCGAAAGGTTTTTGTTAAATTCATCAATCGACGCAATACCGCCAACGAAAGAGGTTCTCAGCTTGTCGGTAAAACCAACGATGGAGCTGGAGGCGTCGTTGATTGATTTAGGGATCTTCGCTATGGCAGCGTTGTACTCAATCATCGCCTGATTTCTCAGGATGGTTGCTGCCTCGGCGTTGGTTCTTGCCAGGTTGGCGTACTTATCTGATAGTGCGGCCACTCCATTCTGAGAGATGGTGATCACCTTATCCATCGCTTCGGCTGCATCTTTCAGCGCGTCCATGGCGTTCTTTCCACCATTAAGCGATGTAATCAGCACGCCAGCGATGACAGAGCTCAGCGCGATCACTGCGCCAACTACCGCGCCGCCTGGACCAAACGCGCCAGCGAGTTGCGAGCCCTGCTGGGCGAATGCTACCAATGCAGACTGACCGCCCTGGACTTGTACGATAAAGTCCTGCACCTGGTAACCGGCCTGCTGCATGCTGGACTTCCAGCCTTTATTGCTGCCCATCGAAGTATCAGCAGCACCTTTCATGTCGAAGAGTCGCCCGGTCAACTCGCCGATCTTCTGCTTCTCTTCGTCTGTCGCTTTCGACCCGGCGCGGAGCTGTGCAGCAAGAACAGCCGCACTGCGCGCGCCGTTCTCCTGCGCTTCATCCAGCACAGCCAGCTGGTTACCCAGCGCCTCGATGATTGATGCCGCACGGCTGAATTCACTGCTCGCACCACCGGTGCCGCTTCTGGCCTCTTCCATAGCGCGGGCAATGCCACTCACGTTGGTGTTCAGCTTGCGCAGCTGGTTGTCCATAGAGTTGGCATATCCAGCCAGTTCTGTAAACGCGGACCCTGTCTGAGACGCGCTCTGGTCAAGGTTATCCATGCCCTTTCCGGACTGCTGGGCCGCAGCATCCAGTTTATCCAGAGCATCAATGGCCTGTTTGCCGCCTTGTAACAGCGGCTCAACGTCGGCGCTGATTTCATAAACGATGCTACCGGCGTTCTTCTCACCTGCCATGTCATTCTCCGGTTATTGCTTTGCTTTTGCCCTGCGCGCGGCCTGTTTAGCCAGGTATTCGTCAGCGATGCTGTCGTATTCATCGCGAGTGAATCCTTTCTGGTCTGGGTATTTCGCCGCCAGAAGCATCTGAAATTCGGTCATCGTTAACTGAGAGGCTTCAGCGCGGTTCATGCCGAAGTGGCTGCGAGCTGCGCTGATGTAATCGAATGCTTTAAACTCTGTAGTGCGTTCGCCTGTTTCATGGCGCTGCAACTGGCGAACCCTGGCTTTTCCTACAACGCCGTGCTGCATGAGGTGCTGCGCCAGCACGATAATGTCGTTCTTTGGCAATCTGCCCGGCCGGTATACGACGCAGTGCCGCCACCCCTTCCACTCGCCTATCATTGGCGCCAGATCGTCATCGCAGCACGATTGCAGCACCAGCATGCACGTTGATAAAAGTTTCTCAGCGGCGCGGTTGAAAGAAGGAGACAGCCATTCAGGAAAGCGCCCCAGCCTGCCAGCGCAAACCTCAATGAGCTGAGCGACATCATTGCCGTGGATGGTGGCGTACGCCTTCACAATCTCTTCCGGAGTGCCGATCCTGGTCATGGCCTCGAATGAAGGTCGCAACAGGTAATCTTTCCCGCCTTCGCGGCTGTCGCTGATAGAGAGTTCGCCAATATCGGTTAAAGCGGTCATAGGCCTTCCATTAAACAGTCATTATCAAGGGCAGCACGCCGCCCTTTGGAATGTCCGTTAGGTAACGGTAACCGTATGCACGGCCACAAAGTTTCCGTCTTCGGTGTTGATGATGATCTGCGCGCTACCGGTGGCGACGCGCGTCACGGTAACGGTGTTGCCGGAGGCGGTGGCCGTTGCTTTAGTCGCATCGGTAGTCGCTACAGTGAAATCTTTGTTGGTTGCCCCGGTTGGAGCGATATTCACCGTGAAGGTGCTGGTACCGCCCGCGGCGCCAGTGCTGGTTGCCGGAGATACCGTCACGCCAGTCACCGCTACAGCAGTCAGCTCGTTCACTTCGATGGTGGTTGCATCACCGACTTTGAACTCGGTAGAAAACGTGACGATGTCGTTGGTACCGCCGTCAGAGCTCAGCGCCGTGATGTTCATATAGCCGACGAATTCGACCGGGCCGTAATCCATGCGCACCCAGATCCCAGGCTGGCGCTTGGCCTTCAGCTCGTCAGCGAAATACTTGATGAATTTGCCGACACCGTACTGATCAAGCTTGTCCTTCTTGCGCACTTCGCCTTCAAAGCTCAGGGTGAAGTCACTGTTGGTGATGATGGTCTCGACATAGCCGCCGCCGTCATCCGCATCAGAGGTAACCGAGTTCGGGTTGAAGTCGAAGCCCTTCGACGTACCAGCGGCCAGCGCCATCCACTCACCTTCGAGTGGTTTGACGTCCGGGCAGCCATCGGCGACTTCCAGCACGACCGCACCGCCGAACAGGCGCTCGTTCGAGTTCTGGCAATTAGCCATGTGAAACTCCTCTTTGACGTATAAAAAAGAAAACCCGCCAAAGCGGGTTATTTGGTTGGGAATGGCTAGTCGCCAAACGTGCATGCAAATTGCAATCGGAAGACTATTCGCCCTTCTTCTGTGAGCACCGGCGCGGGAATTGCGCCCATGTTCTGGATGTAGCCGACACACTCGTCAGCCATGGGGTTGGCCTGGACGTAATCGACGATGCGCTGCACGGCATTGAGTGCGTCTTTGCGCTTATCTTTTGCGCCTACGACGTCGACCAGGACGTGATACTCAGAGCCGAGGCCAGTCCTAATATTCGACCCGCCGTTAGGCCTGAATACCATGATCGCCTTCGACAGGTCTCCCGGGTCGTCGTACATCAGCTGCTGCACTGTGAAGCCGGTCGTTAGCCCGGCGTCGCCAAACATGTTGCGCACCCGCTCGTGCATCATGGGAGTCATAGTGAAAGCTCCTTACGCATCACCGCGTCAACGTTATCGCGCTCGTCATTCGCGCCTTTGGTCAGGAATTGAGGCTCACCATGCGGATCCCAATAGTTGCCCGTTCCGGTCCCGCCGCCGAACTGCTGCCCGGCACGGGTCGTACCGAAGTGCGCGCGCGGCTGGCCTTTCAGCTTACCTGACGCCTCATGGACGTACGCGGCATAGTTGGCTGAATAGCCAATGCGCCCGGTGATGAACACGCCGCCAGCGTCGATTTCCCGGAACTGGCTGTTAATAAGCGTGGAGGTGTCGATCGGGGTGTAATACGCCGCCCGGGCGCCGATGAGTATCATCGCCGACTGCAGCGCGCGGATTACTTTGCGCCCTTTCACATCGTTGATGATATCGTTCAGATGCTTTTTAGCCTGGCTGATGCCCTTCACTTTGATGCCCATGGCTACACTCCCGTAATTATCGCCCAGTCATCTTCCAGACCTTCGAGAGTGTCGTTCCAGCGCGTCACGTGACGAACCTCATCAGCACCTGCTACGACCGGATCCTGCTCAGCGCTAACACCAATCAGGATGTAATCGCCCTCATCGGCCAGTGCGTAAGCCGTGAAAAAGGTGTTTTTTACGACAACCTCTTTTCCTATTGAGCCAAGCTTTGCAGACAGGCCGCCGATGTAGTCGCACATGATGGTTTCAGGCGGTTCGTATGGGTCGACAGGATCGCCCCACTCGTCATTACCGCCCGCGCCTTTACGCCATATCGTGCACGGCTTGTTGTATGACCATGAAGCAGTAGACGACATCAGCCCTCCTTCCAGCGCAGCACCTTCGCGCCAGTCGCCCGGATGCGCGGGCAGTTGATGAACCACTCGCCATCCGATTTGACGTATCCGGTAGCCTCCCGCCCGGTGTCGGTCATCACCCATACGCGGGTAAACGAACGCGGCAGGCCTTGCTTAACTGATTTGTACGTCATCAGCAGCCCCCGACCACCATGAACAGGCCGACACTATTACCAGCGCTGATCGGTAACTCACCGGTGCATCCGCTGGTATCGAGACGGGCCAACGAGTCGCGCAGCCAGGTAATGCTGTCGTCACCATATTCAAACGAGCGGGACGCGCCAGACGGCGCACCCTGTGATTTGATGCGGCGCGCACCAGACGACGTAGCCATAAGCGCGGCGGCGTACATCAGAATCAGCTTTGCAGTGCACTCGTCATACCCCGCACCATCGAGGCACGGGATAATTTTGTTGACCGCGCAGAGAATTGGATCCAGCAACGCCATGGGAATGGTGTAACCCAATTCACCGAGGTACGCCTGCACGTCTGCCGCTGTGATTGGGTCAGCCATGGTTATTTCGCCTTCTTGGTTGCTTCCGCCAGTGCTGCTTCGGCTTCGTCAGCGCGTTTTGTTTCTGCTGCCAGCGCGTCGGCATGAGCCTTGTCTTTAGCTTCACCATTGGCGATTAGCTTTTGGTTCTGCTCCAGTGCGTCGGCGAGTTGCTTTTGCAGGTCAGACAAATCACCTGTGGGTGCTGACGGCGTTGCCACCTCAAACACCAACTTTTCGCCTTTCTTCTTGTCAGTGTCCTTCGCCTTGCCAGTGCTGATCCAGCGCTTTGCCGTTTCATCGTCTACCTCTACCACGGAACCAACCTCCAGTTTGCGGAGGTTGGCACCGGCGTGCAGGTTACTTGCCACGATTTCTACCAGTGCCATGATTTATCCTTAGCTTGATGCGTGAATTACGGAGTATTTGTTGTTGATGTCCTGCTTGACCATCAACCCCATTGCACCCCAGGTGCGCCAGATGTAGTCGCTGTTGTACTCCGGACGTGGAGATGCGACGGTACCGATAGCCTGGCCGACGATTGGAGCGATGACGCCTGCACTCAGTGGAACGATGACGATTTCGTTACCTGTGAGCTGGCTGTCTTCTTTAATCGCCGCTACACCGGTCAGTTTCAGGATTTCATCCATGATCGTTCCGGACTGGAAGTTGTCGGAGAAATAGCGTTCCAGGTTGGAGATGATTTCACCGGATACGTACCAGGTCTGCTCTGCATACTGGTTGTTCACGCGGCGCATCTGATCACGCAGTGCGATTGCGCCAGCGCGGATGTCCTGAGACGTTGCTGTGCCAGAGGTAAAATCGATGTTCAGGCCTGAAGCGCCAAGGTCGATCTGCGCTACGCGCTCATCGTCACGCAACCCTTTCCAGGTCAGGCCGTCGAATACTGCAAAGTTACCAGCCTTATCGCGGAAGCCGTTGAAAATGTAGTCAACGTAACGACGCTGAACGTCTTCAACCGAACCACGCTGCGCATCAGCCTGCGACTGCAATGCCTGCGGGCTGTTGAAGATTGGATCACGCCATTCGAACTTAAAGCCCGAGTCGTGGATAGGCACCATGGTGCCATCGAAGGAATAGCTGCGAGCATCCAGCGCCGCACCAACCTGACCGGACATGGAAGTATGAGCCCAGCCGCGGCCACCGGTACGAGCGTAATCGTAACGAGACTGCTCAATTCGCACGGAGCGAGAGAGCGGCATCAGATCGTTCAGTAGGGTGAATTCGGTATTTGGCTCGAACTGCTGAAGCACAGTTGTGTCGAAAGCGCGATACAGGCGGCGGATATCGTCAACTGCGTTCACCGCGTCGAGATAAGGGGCGTTTTCTGCATCACCACGGAACTGAGTGCGCGCCAGAAAATCAGCTGCTGCCTGAGCACTGGCGTTTCGCTCAAGTTCGAGAGCGCGCCATTGCGCCTGGTTTACCGCGAGGTTACCGGTCTTCTCGCCGATAGACTTGGAGAATACAAACATTCAGTGCTCCTTATTTGAACACAACGCGAATCAGATCGCCCGCCACCGCAGTGACTGCTTTATCTTCTTCGACATAAGCGAATACGGCGGCATCATCTACAACCGCAGTGATCTGACCGTTGGCTACTGCAACCGGCTGGCCTTTGGTGTAAGTGCCCGCTGCTGCTCGCACATTTAGGAACATGCCAGGCAGCGGATGAATACCAACAACCAATTCATTGGCTGGGATTGCGTCATCAACACTCAGGCAGCGCAGGTAGTCTTTGTTTGCCACATACTTGATGGCGGATTCTGCCCCGACCACAGAGGCCGTGAACTTGTCAGCAGTACTGAAGAAGCCAACAGTACCAGGCAGAGTCGATGCAGCCGCCCCGCCTTCGCGGTTAAGCAGCGGATTAGGGAACACGCCGCCGGCGTGGATAATATGCTTTCCGTCTTTAGCCATTTTTTACTCCGGCATTTCGCTGACTGATTGGGTGTTGGTTGCCTGATGGCGGAATGCACCGTTCAGGCCGAAAGATGTCTGGCACTTGGCGTACATGGCGTCGAGCGCCTTACCGTCCAGATCCGCGACTTCGTCGTCGCTCATGTTCATAGCCAGCTTCACAGCCGCGCGCTTTTCGCCTTTCTCTTTATCGGCGTTAGCGCTCAGGCTGTTGAAAACGACGTCCACGCGATCGGCGAGTTTCTGCGCCCACGCTGGCATCTCTTCGTTATTGGCGGCCTGCTCTTTTTTCTTGGGCTTGCCGGTTTCCGGGTCGATTTCTTTATCGCCTTTTTTCTTGGCGATGGCTTCTTCGGCCTTCATCTGGTTGTATGCGTCCATCAGCTCGGCGTCGGACTTGCCTTCAGTCGGCTTACCAGCGGCTTGCAGCGCATTGATAATCAGTTCTTTCATCGGATCGTTCTCTCCGTTGGTTTTAATCTCGTACTCAGGTTGTTTGCGCACGACTTCTACAGGTTCGCCGACGAATTGGGCCTTGCCGTCATCGTCGATGATGTACTTCTGTTTGAAATAACGGGAATCATCCCGGTATACGAAGGTGTCAGGCCATACCGACTCTGGCCAAAGCCAGTTGTCATCAGATCGACCCTCTCGCAGCTTTTCACTGATTGCGCGCTGGATGTCGTCGAAGGAAAAGTTGGAGGCATTGGTAAAGAAGAATTTGGTTTTGTTGATCAGGCCATCGCGGGTGCAGTCGGCGGCGTCGGCCAGGTTCGCTACTTCGACCTCCTGCTCATCGCCTTCGGCATTCACGAAGATGCCCACGCCCTCATCCGGCGTTCCGGCGCCAGGTTCATCGAGCAGCACCGCCACATGGTCGAACATCATGTTGGTGGCGATCTCGTTGTACTTTTTGCCCTTCGACTCGCCGTTGGCGGCTATACCGGAATACAGCAGGCCGGTGGAGATGTGGATCGGGTCGGAGTTGGTTCCTGCCAGCATCTCGTCCAGTCGGTTGATGAGGCGCTTGCCCTTCTCACTGGATTCGGCGTACTGGCGGTTAACGTACATATCGCCCGTCACTTTGCCGTCTTTGTGGCTGACGTTCTGCAGCCAGGCCCCAACGTGGTACTCGTTTACCGCCTGCACATCGCGAGCCGAAACATGCTTGCCATCCACCTTCGGGTGGCCCAGCGGCATCGGGTTACGCTCGAGCGTGTTGTAGGCCTTTTCGATTTCAGCTGCCGGGTACAACTTCCGGTTCATCACAATATCGTCCACGACAGGCGTGATGCCGCGAACCACGATATGTGGCTTGCCGTCGATGGTTTCAGTGGTGATGTTTGAAGCGGAGTTGACGACGGTCAGCACGTTAACGCGGTTGCGTTTCATGCTTGATCCTCGTTATTGGATGGTTTTGTGTAACGCTCTGACGATAGCTTTTACTTGGCGGACGTTGCCGCGGCCTTGTGACTTGATGACCTTGCGATCGCCTACCTGCTTCATCATCGCTTCGACGCCACCGATCTTAACGTGCGTGCATGAGATATCACCAAGTCTCTTCGATTCGAAATAAACGCCGCTCATATGGGCCTCATTGGTGGATTTCAGACAATAAAAAAGGCCGCCGAAGCGACCTTGATTAATCGATTAATGTTATTCGTAGCTTCTTTTGTCTAAATGATTCTCAAGATTTTTATAAATTTCGTCATAGGCTAAAGTAAAGTCATTTGTGCTAGTTTTTCTTCTGCACTTTACCTCTACATCTTCGACATTAACGAAGTAATCATCACCTCTACGCCAGATAAGGCACTTTAATATTTTTTTGCTATCAATAATTTCGCTATTTGCTTTAGAAAGATTTACTTGCACATAGAAAAGCAAGGAGTTGATCTCACCTTCAACCCTTTCCATTTTATGTCCTGGGACCTTTTCTACGAAATCACCCTTCATATTTCCGACAGTAACAATGGGATAGCGTTTATCTTTCGAATCATATAATACTGATTCATCCACACCAAGATAGGTTATTAGACCATTTTGGAAATAGTCGATGCGGGATTGGAGGTCTGCCCAGTACTGCTCCTGAGCGTCTCTTAACTCTGATAATTTTTTCTGAATGTTGTTATAAAAAGACATATTCATCTCCTATGTGTAGGTCACTAATATGTCTCTAAAAAATCATACTTACAACTATCAAATTCTCCACTGCTGACGCTCTTTCTTCAACTTATCCGCCAGCCCTTGGTTGAATATGCTGCCGTCGTCGTTGAGCAGTACCGGGATCTGGCTGCAGTAGCAGTTGTACCGGTTCCCATTCACAGCGTAGAAGTCGCGCACCTCTTCGGTGGTGTAGACCCTGCCGTGACGGCTGGCATGCCATAGTCGGGTCGTTGGTTTGAGGGCTGACAACCACAACAGGCCGGTATTCAGCCCCAGCCGGTCAGCGGCCCAGTCCGTTTCATTCCACTGCGCCTGACGCAGCGCGCCGACCTGTTCGGTCTGGGCAATGGCCTTGGCACGGCTCATCGACACATTGAGGCGCTTACTGATGACGCTGGCGGTCTCACGGGGGTTTACACCACGAGCCACCGCATCGGTGATGATGCCTGTCAGGTCTGCCCGGGCGGCATCGCTGATCGCCTTCCAGTCGCTGAACGTTGTCAGCCTGGCGGAGGCGATCTGGTTTTGATAACCGGGGCTACTCAAAAGCTGTTGTAGCGTCGTCTGGCTGGCGTACACCTGCGACTGAACCGACAGGTTGGTGAAGGCGTTTAGCGTGCCGCGGTCATATTCCGCAATGACGTAGTCCATCGCCCACAGGTTCTGACTGCCGCCTTCAAGAAGCTCATCATCCAGAATCGACTGCACCACCTGGAGCAGGTCGGCCAGTTCAGCAGCTGTCATGTCATAGATGAACTTACCGGCATTGACCTGATACAGCGAAGGCTCTGCACCTTCGTTGTTGCACATCATCCATGACCGCTGTGCGTTCGCCTCTCGCTGCTGTCCTGTCAGCCTTTGGTCAAAGAGTGCCTTCAGCCTGCGCTTAATGTTCAGATACCGATCTTCGATAACGTTGAACATCCGACTGACCTGCCGCGATGATTGCGTCGGGTCAGCTTTATTGCGCGGTACGATTGGCGTCCCGATTCTGGTTTGCGCTGTCATCATCATCTGTCAGCGGATCCTTATCGGTTTGCTTTACATCAGGGTTAGGTGGCGACACGACCTTGCGAGGCTCGAGCTCGCCAACTGCGCGGATTTCGTTTTCATCCACCGCCGGAGTGCCGTATGCCTGCTGTGTGTCTTTCGCCACGACGGCCATTGCCTGCATGTTGGCAATCTTCTCTTTTTCGCTCGGCGCGAGCAGATCAGACCATGCCAGCGTGACCTCTCCGGATGATGGCGGGTCAATTACTCCTACGGTCCAAAAGCGCTCAAGCACGCTCTCGATCACCGTCGACTGGAATCCCCAGCGGCGGCCGTTACAGCGCTTCGCCCAGTCTGTTTTGTCCTCATCGGAAGCAAGTCGCCCCGTCTGCTGACCAAACAGTATGGTGAACGGGCACTGGATCGAAGATGCAAACTCGTTGGCGGCCACTGTCCAAGTCGGGGATGGGTCTGCCGCCGCAACGGAGAGAACAGACGGCGTGCCGGCCTGCATAACCAGGGCCGCATCCGTGCCACGGTTCATCTTGGCGACTTTGTCGTTAAGCGCCTCGCCCAGGTCTTTGTAGCCAGATTCTATGGCTTGCTTTGACAGGTTAGCAATGTTGGTTTCTTTGTCGAACGCAATCCCGAGCTGGCGACTTGCATTCTTCAGGAAACCTTCGGCACTACCACCAGATACCTTTTCGAGGTCGAGAAGTTTGTTGTAACCAGCGCGCAGGAAAGGCACGCCAGAGAGCATGTTCTCGTCTTCTGAGCCTTCGCAGAGAATGATGATTCTCTCTGGGTGCACGGTAACGCCGCGCACCGGGCCATACGTGCCATCATCACCAACTGGCTGCTCGTTGAAGTTGTACGAGACTGGCTGGCCGTACGTTTCTGAAAGCGTGTCGGTATCGAAGTTGCCTGGCTTGATCTGCGATTCCCACGCGGGGATTAGCTTAACGATAGGTCCGCTACCGATATTTCGCAGGGATTTAACCTTCGCCCGATCTACCGGCTCATGCCATTCCCTGCCGTCGCGGAACTGAATGAGCAATGCCGAGTACCGGCCAACAAGATTGCGGCGATCCGCATCCTTAATTTTCGGCCAGTGCTTCTTCAGCAGCTTAGTGGCTGACTTTTCCCAGTCCGTTGTCTCGGTTGACTCCTTACCGTCGTCGCCGTCGATGATCGTCGGGTTATCAACCCAGCACGAATCAAGAAGCTTATGGACTGCGGCAAACGCCACCGCGTTGCGCTCGTATGCCCGGTAGTAGCGGTCGAACTCGAGACTGTTTGGATAGCCGAACTCATCCCACAACTTCGTGCGTTTGGTGTTTCCCGGCTGGCCTGCGTACAGCATGCGCTGCTGCCCGATAGCATCAGCAAGGGCATTAACGAGGAATGAAACCTCGCCTTGTTGTTCACTCACTGATGAGCTCCTTAGAAGAATACTGCGCCGACCTGCTTCGGCGAATGCAGCACGCGGTATCGCGTAGCGTCGTAGTCGTGATCTTCCTGGGTGGTGTCCACGTCATCAGGCTTTTTATCGTCGCGTACAAGCACTGGTATGCGGCTGATCCAGCCTCTGCAATGCTCCATGACGTAAAATGCTGGCTTATCCGGCATGCCTGATTCAGTTTTCTTACCCTCGACCACTGCTTCAAGCATGTCGGCAAAGAGCGATGCACCATTGATGCGTGATCCGGGCTTCTTATCGGCTGGCAGCCAGGTAACGCCCTGCGCTTCCATTTTCTGTGCGATTGATAGCTCGTTATCGCCAGTATTGAAGATTGCGCCGTCAGCCGGCCCCGGAATAACGCTGCTGCATATTCCCGGCAAGATGTGCATCTGACCCTTGCCCTGTACTTCTTCAGGCTCGTCGACATCATCGCCTGTCAGCCGCTTATCAATCCACGCCACGCCCTTAGCGACGTTGGTAGACGACATATTCAGGCCTTTGTTCATCTCGTCAGGCGGGCAGCCATACCACTCGCCAATCAGGATCAGAGACCCGGCAGGCGGGCAGAACTGGCGACCATCTGGCAGCTCGGCGGCAGTGCCATCAGCCTGTGCCCACCATAGGTTAGAGAACGGCTTCGACTCGCCCCAGTCATGAGAGCGGTCAACGGTCCAGCTATCCGGTATGCGGAACGGTTTAATGACGTGCAGGGACTCATTCCACAGGTGGTCAAAGCGCCCGCCGCTGGTCACATCCCATGAGCCATCAACCCACGCTTTACGCCGGTTGGGGTCTTTGATGGCCATCAGGGTCGCGATGTACTGCGGGTCGAGGTACGGGTTCTCTTTGAACGATCCGTGGATGGCCACGCGGGTCAGCGTGATTTCCTCTTCTCGCTCAGTCTGGGGGTTGAATACCATTTGCCTGTCACGCTGCACGGTTCCACGCGGCGCCGGCTCAATGAAACGCTTCTTCACCCAGGTGTGGCCGATGCCAAACGGGTTGGTCGTACTGAACGTCTCCAGCGGGATTGGCCTCAATAACTTGCCATTCTCCAGCGGGTAGTTTTCCGGCCTGAACGACGAGCGGCGGCAGGAGAACATCATTTCGTAGAACTCTGGAGACTGCTGTTTCGTCAGCTCGTTAAAGCCAATGAAGGGGAATTCCTGCCCATGGAAATCCCAGTAGTCGTCAGCCTCTTTGCCGAAGCGAAAGAGAAGCTCCTCGCCTGTCGGCCACACCCAGCGCAATTCACTCGCAGATGACAGGTATCGAGCACCGTCGTTGAACAGGCGAAACATGCGCTTCGACTGAGTGATGATGTCGGCAAGGTTCTTATATTCGGTGTCGAAAATGACGCCGCGCCAGAACGAGCCATAGCCCACTCCGACATTACGCCGGAACCTGGCTAACTGCGCAGCGGTCTTACCTGGTCCGCGAGTACCCTCGAACAGGATTTCATTACACGGGCAGCTCAGCGCCAGAGACTGCGATCCCGGAAGTGGCTTCCATACAGCTTTGTAATTCATCCACCGAGCACCCCGTCCTGTTGTTTTTGCGCTGCCGCTTCCCAGTCATCCACGCTGTCACTGGTTGGTACCAGCATGACGTTATGGGTGACCTCTTTCGTTTCAGCCTTATTCTCGATGCTGTACGCCTCACGCTCGAGGCCGATCAGCGTCTTCAGGCTGTCGCTCAGGTCTTTCATGGATTTAACGCGGGAAGGCAGGCTGATCACTTTCTGATAAATTTCATTGAGCCGGTCCCGCCCTTTATCGTCGGGGTCAAACATGATGTCTCCCAACTGCTCGAGCGCGCTTACATCTGCGCACTGCGCACCAAGTTCATCGAATAGCGTGTTGGTCAGTTCTCGAGCCCGGCGAATGTCACCCCTGTGCTCCATGCGGACATTGGCAATTACCTCAGCTGTCGCCTCAATGAGTACGCGTTCGTTAAAAGTGACTTCACTGCGTACCTTTTTGCGTACCTCAGCTTTGCGTACCAGATCGTCAGCGCGTTCTTTCACCTTCGCATTCAGGTCACGCGACCAGTCGTCACGCTTGGCACGCTTACGGATAGCGCCTTCGCTGATACCGTGTTGTGATGCTATCTCTCGGAGGGACATCACTCCGGCCCGGTACGCCGTCTCGATGGCCTCCCAGTCCGGTTTGCTCATTCGTTACTCCATTTAAAGCTGCACCGTATCGCTGGTTATGGTTTCGATTTTGAAGCACTTGTTAGTCAGCCAGTCCCAGCGAAGTAAGGCTGACAGCATCAGGGCCGGCTTCATGTATGGACGAAGAGATACTTTTGAGGTGAATGTTACCGTTTTGCTCATGAGTTACTCCGTTGTTTGTTCTTCTGGCTGTTCGGTTTGCTCTGCCGGTACCGGCGTAAACTGCACGCGCTTCACATCGGCCGGAGCGAAGTAAAGCCACTCTCCCGTCTCGGTCGCCAGCGGCACAAAGCCGTTAACCAGCTCAGGCTGACGTCGTGACATCTTGCCCGTGAAGGTTTCGCCCGTTTGGGTGGTTAGCGTGATTTGGTAGATGTCTGACATGATTACCTCTTTGCCTTGTCGCAGCTGTTGCCCTGCTTCTCAGAAGTGCTTAGCCACTTACGGCTTACCCGTCAGCAAGATGTGATCACCATCCTTGCGGGGTTACACAGATCATTATCGAAGCCCCTCAATGAAGAGCTTCTGCAATGTCATTCAGCCTTTACAGCTTCGATGCTGAATCCGTGAATGATGTTGAGCGGTACGCCATGGGTATCAAGGCCATTTTTAATAATCAGCACCCCATCACGAATGTCTGGCTCATTGGTGCTTTGCCAGCCGACTTCCTCAGGTGCCTTTCCAGAATCATACCCATCCTTGGTCAGAAGCATCACCTTCCAGCCTTTGATTAAAGTCCCCATTGCGCTATTTCCCCTGGGTCTGCTTATCCCATTCCTCGCGGAACTTGGATGGGTTGTCGAAACCTTCACTGCACTGGTTGGTTTTCATCACTTTGCACCCGATTCTTTTGTTTTCTGGCAGTTCGCCTGCCACGCTTTGTTATGCGCCAGGATGTCTCGCTTCGTCTGGCGGTCAAGAACATCAATGTCGTGATCAGTAAGGTAGATTGGCTTTACCCAGTCACAGGCTGTATCAACCACCACCGGGACGCTTCCACGTGTCACGCAGCTCGCGATCAACATCGTCATCAGGCATGCGGTTAACATTCTGCTGTACATTGCTGGCCTCTTTTGTTGCTTCTACACGGCGTTCGGCTACTGACTCAATGGCTGCGGCCTTTTCTTCTGTGCGCTGCCGGTCTGCTTTTTCTTCAGCCTGTTCACGCCCGCGAAAACGGCCCACACCAAACGCACCAAGCACAATCAGGATCGCAACTCCGATTGCCGCCAGTACAGATTTGAGCGTCGTCATAGGCTCACCCGCTCGCGCATCCAGCCATAAACGAATGACTCGTTAGCCGGCCGCTGTTCTGCCAGCTCAAGATAACGCTGGCCCTGGCTACAGTTCAGTGCGCGAAGCAATACGATTTCCCCTTCTCCGCCTCGTTTCGCCAGGAAGGACTTCAGCGCGCTGATGCTACGCGGGCCGATCTGGCCATCGGCGATCAGATCCGGATAGAACTGCTGCTGGCTATTGAAAACGTTCAGCCAGCGCTGGAACCATTTAACCGGCACTGATGGCCCCATGTTCACACCGGTATCGCAAAGTTCGGCGGCAATGGAAGGGGATACTTCTGCCACCTGATCAAAGCGCGGGCCATACCAGTAATCAGACTCAAGGATCGCCAGAGCCTGCTCACGCGTAAGATTTCGCATATCACCGGTATAACCATGCGCTCGGGCGGTTGCTTGAGTAATTCCCCAGTTCGTTGGGCCGCCCTTATCGTTCGGGTGATCAACATAACCACCCTCTTTGCCGAGAATGGTGTTAAAGATATCGTCTTTGGTCATGGCTATTCCGTAATGACGACCTTCGCCAGGTTCCCGCGCGCCAGCCACACCGCCATGCAGATGACGGAGTTAAGCAGCAGATCGCCTAGGTTAACCTGTACGTAGTGGCCGAGCAGAATGTTGAAGGCATTGAATCCGGCGGCAAGGATGACCAGATAGGCCAGCACCGCGACACTCAGGCGATGACGCTTTCCCTCTTTCCGGAAAAACATCAGCCTGACCATGATTAACAGGCAAACTATGGCGTTTGCATCCATCAGAAGAAGCTGCCATGTCATTTATCTTCCTCCCCCAGACCCGGCATCTTCCCGCTTTTTGATTTGCGGAGAATACGCAGCAGGACTGCCACGGAAATGGAAGCAGTGACAATTGCACCGACAGCTGGCGATACCTCAATGCTGGCCGGTGGCTTCATCAGGCTTAACGGCGTGTTGATGATTCCGGCCATGATTTTCGCCATGGGAACGGAGAAGAACACGCCACTGATAAACGATATCAGCGCAAAGATAGCCTGCTTCCAGAGTTGATGGGGATCTGAGGTCAGAACGTATAGCGCAGTTCCGGCGAGTGATCCGAGCATCACTGCTGGAGTCGCCTCCGGAAACAGCGTGGCAAAGGTTACACCGACTGATGACGATGTAAGACCAACGCCTACGATAGTGAAGGTCTCAGACATATTTATTCCGTGTGTAGTTGGTTCAGGACCTCGGGACGATTTAACAAGTAGGCGTGTCGATGATGGTTCCCGGGGCCTGGAATAAAAAACCCGGCGACAGGCCGGGAAGATGAGGGTAAGGCAATGTCGGCTCTAGGGCCGAAGGGTCCCAGGTAGTGGGTTTGGTTTGTGGTGGCCGGTACTGATCTCCGGCTTTCTCTGGCATCGTGTACCCCAAGACTTTTCTCCAGAGATAGCGCAGTCCTCATTAAGGGGTGCCGTCTCTAGCGCATCAGCCTGCGCATTCACCACAACGGACAGAGCACTGAGCACTTCGCGCCAACTCCATGCTGCTGCGTGGGTTGGGTTATGAGCCCTTCACGCCAATGCTCTTTCCTGTTGTGCAGATACAAAAAAGGCCGCCTGAGCGACCTGTTTGTTGATTTTCACTTTCACCGCATCACGAGTCCACGTATAAAGCCTTTGAAGCCTTCAGCGTGTCTCCTGTAATGCGATGTGCACTCATCAATGACATCATGGGCTGACACAAAGCGAAGTGACTTCCTACCAACCTCTTTGTGCACTTTGTTTATGACGTTGAATATTCGAACACTAAAAGCATCATCCACCTTTCTGATTTCGTAACGATAGGTGATGTTGTTAGTGCCGCCAACGTAAAGCTGGAAGTTCTTCATGATGAGGCCTCTCTGTTTTAACTGGAGGCCACATTTTACATAAGTAAAAAATGATTTTTAACTTTTAACGACCATTTGGTTTACAGAAAGCACAAAAAACAAAGCCCCGCACGATGGCGAGGCTCTTAATTCTTTGTCGACCTACGAAGCTATGGCGACGATATCAGATTTACATGAAATATATGCTTTTCAATCCAGTTTTGCAAGACTTCTATCGAAATTTGTCGCCTTTTGTTGTGAACGTGATCGCGTTACCTGCAATAAAGCTCCGCTGTCCAGGCGCAGGAATATACGGCGCATCTCAATCCAGCGGTCTGTAAAGGTCTCTGACCAGTTCTTTGGCGTTACACCGACCAGTTCCGCCATCTTCTGATATTCGTAAGTCTCACGCCCCGCCACCTCCGCTTTGACGTCCTGCGCCGCCAGCCAGATAAGTTTCTTCAGGCGGTCCATAGTCTTGCCGGCCACCTTCTTCGTGCCGAGCTGTTCCCGGAACTCTGCCCACGCCCACTGAGTGATCGCCACCTGGTACTCGAAGCGGATATTCTCGCTGTAGTTCCACAGCAGCCATGCTTTCTGGTGGTCTTCAAGCGACAGGACGGCGCGGCGCCATGATGCTGTCACGAACTCCACCGGACCCACCAGCGCGATGGACGATCCCTTAGCGCGGGACTGGCTGCCGCTCATCGCCGGCCCCTCAGGGTTCACTTTCCGGCCGGTTGCCGGGTCGGTGATTTTCTTCCGTCCCCGACTGCGAGCCGTCGCGGTGAATTGCGCGTTCTCAGCGAAAGCTACCAGTTGCCCTTTCGTCGCCCCACTGAGGTCTGCGGTCGCCACAATGAGCTGCTGACGTACGTACTCGAGGTGCTGATTGTTCATTGTGCGGCTCCTGCAGGGTGATAGATGCGAACGAAGTTACGGAGAATGCGGTAATCCACCAGCACGGAGCCCGGGCGGCGGTAAATCCGAAGCCGCTGCCAGCGCGCTCGGAGTATCTCGATCGTTTCTGGCTTCATGCTGCCTCCTGCTGTTTCAGTGCGCGAAGGTCTGCCCGGGCCTTGGCGCGGATTCCGTCCAGTTCTTCACGGGTGTATCGGTGGGTTTCGTTGTTGGATTCCAGCGCCAGCACGCGCTCTTCGCCGATCAGTTCGACCAGGGCGGCGCGATACGCCTCAATGTTCCCGGATTTGTGAACATTGCAGGCGGAGCACTGGAGCCAGATATTGTCCGGGTTAAAGCGGAGTTGTGGTGCGGCGGCCGTGGTGCGGTAATGCCCGGCATGCCAGGCAAAAGCGGTCTTTGTTCCGCAGGAGATGCAGCCATGCCCGGCGGCCAGCAGCATTTCTCGCCGCCAGTCGTTGAAGGCGCGCTGAGTCATCTGCACCCAGTGACGGATAGGCTTGAGTTCATTACGCCGTGCAGCGCGCCGTTGGCGACCTGCCTTCTCTTCGGTGCGCTGACGCTGCTCTTCCTTCTGCTTAGCGGATTCACGGGCTTTTGCGGTCTGTTCTTTGCCGATCGCGCTGGCGCACTCGAATGAGCAGACCACCTGCCCGTCGCGGGCCGGGTGGAACCACTGGCGACAGGCTTTATGGGCGCACTTGCGGCGCGGTAACTTAGCCATGTGCCCTCCGTGCCGCGAGACGTAGCCACTTCTGATCAACCAGGCGGGCGGTGTAGCCTTTCAGTGTCTGGATGTCGGACGGCTTAACCGCTTGCTTACTTTTGCGGCGCGCCGGAACGCGGAAGATTTCGTTTGTGATGACGCGTGCGAGAGGACTACCCACGGGAAGCCCTCCATTCCCGAGCCCAGGCGATGCGCTTACTGGATGCTTCAGAGAACTTCACGCCGCGGTCGGTGCCAAACCAGTAAATCGCCTCGATGACATCGACCATGTAGCGCTTGCTGGATTTGGATGTGCGGACGCCGAAATAAACGCGGCCGCCGTTGATGCCAGGCGCGGACTTCTGCTCCTGGTCCTGGGTCTGATTCACCAGAACGGTGATCAGGTCCTTCCACTCTTCGCGGGTAAGCTTTTCGCCGTGCCAGACAACCTGATCAGACAGGTCCTTCAGCAGCGGCCACATTAGACGGTTTTGCTTGTCAGTCCGCGTCTCTTCCCGCGCCTCGACTACCATCGGCGCGCGAGGGTTTACCGGCAAGGTGCGAATGTACGCGATGAGGTTGTCTTTGACGGTGTCGTTAACGATGCAGTAGTGCTGCTTCATACGCCACCTCCGAGAGGTAACGCAGAATGAAGAAAATCGCAGGTGCATTTCTGCATCTGTGACAAGGTGATGAGTTCAGATTGTGGTCGCATTTAAGTCCCCTTAAATGCGCAGAAGTCACCGGAGTTGTTCAAGCTCCGATGACTTAATTATGGCTGGATGATTCCAGAAAATCAATTATTCGGGGTTGGTCTGAAAAACATAACCATCGGCTGTATCGTGGACAAAATAATAGTCTCTGTACCCTTCCTCTGACCCAACTACGCTCAAGCTCACGCCCATTTTGTAGTTCATGCCGTGGAAAAGTCCATCACTTAGCTCACTCTTCTCTATGGTAATTTGATGATTTGCTACCGGTCCATTTCTCCCCTGCCGGGTAGAATAGATATATTCAGCATCCATATAGTCACTGAAATGCTCTCGCGTAAAAACCTTTACCTTTTCCATCATTAACTCTCCTGCTTTAGGTAAACTGGATCGCTACCTTTCGGTAAAGTTATCGACTTCTCACGATAAAACTTAAGGCGCTCAAGGAAGTAATCACGCAGGCTCTCTGGTTGCTCGCGCATCACCACTTCAGCGATAATCGGCATGTTAAGACGCTCTTTGTACGCCACTCCGGAGGCCGCCAAATCAACGTTAACCTTGCCGCGCTCCTCTTGGCTTTTGGCTGCAATATTGAATTCACTCATGGCAGATACTTTAAGCTGCGCATCACGTCAATACTCTTCCTGATTTCTTCATCTGGAATGGTTACGTCATACTCGGCGATAAAATAAATCTGGCCTTCTGCATATTCAAACTCACGAACAGAGAACTCTTCATCGTAGTTGACTGGATCTACCTTCCCGCCTACATGATGAGCATCACGATCCCGAATCCAGTCGCCACGGGTGATTCTTACGGGTGAACTTGCGGACTCAACTTCACGAACAACGCCGTTATGGCCACCACCATAAACCAATACCTTAACCATAATCCTGTCGCCTTTTTTATCTGACGACAGGATTATACCCTCAAATATTTGGTTAAGATGCGCACTAAATGTAAAAGATGAGTATAGCTTTACACCTTCTGCTGCGGTGCTGCTGGGTATGCACTACCTTCCTGACCTGGCTCATTGCTTACGGTGCATGCCTGCCGGTGGTCATTGGCGTGCGGGCAGCGTTTGTTGCCACAATCAGGGCAGACGACAAAGCGCATGTCGGAAATTGTCACCGGGCGGCAGGTTCGGCATGAGCAATCCGGAATCACCGAAGAGTTGCCGCTGGGCGACTCGGCAATTTTTGGCGAAGAATCCAGAGCTGGCGAGGTCTGCATGGTGGTGGGCGACTCGGCGTGTTCGGCACCCTGAAGCATGGCGGCGCGGCAGTCATCAAGAGCACGGTTGTACCACTCCGCACAGCCACCACCTACTCGATGCCCCTTGTACATCCACCATCCATCCGCGTCGTTACGCTTAATGGGCTCAGGCACAGCTACCGGCGCTGGCGGGGCGGCGTATAGCTCTGTACCAACAGCAGGTTTGCGAGGTACGCCGTTATCTGCGTACCAACAAACCCCAACAGTCTCAACCTTCGCCACCGGCTCGCCCCCTTTCTCCGCTTCGAGCGATGCCAGCGCAATCTTCATCGCAGCAAGCGCATTGGCCGCGTCTTCGTTTACTGCGCCTGCCGTCGCATCGCGCTCTTCTTCAAGCTCTGCGATTGTCTTCAGGAGCCATTCTTTGGTTAATGTCATGGGTTGCTCCATTCATCTTCAATCGCCACGCCAAGGCGATGCAGCCAGTCAGCCAGTTTAAGCATTGATTCCCTGTCGCTTAGTCCGCTGGGGAAATCGTCCAATGCGACAACGGGTTTGAATGCACCATATCGATCGCGATCGATAGTAACGTATTGCTCCAGGGTTGTTTTGCTAACGCTGGATGTGTGCCTTACGAGATACTTTGAAAACCTGTCCCGCTTGTCAGTGTCATATTTGTACTCAACAAGTGTCATGCTGCTGCGACGTGAATCTATGCCGAGTAAGTCGAGCAAGTTAGCCATATCACTCTCCTTTAGCGGCTGCGGCGACGTTGATGCCAGCGTTATCACAGGCGATGCGGAATGCCGCTTGAAGTTCTCGCGCAACGTGTGGCACATAGCCGTCGAAGGTTGGCATTTCGACAGTCTTCTTCTCTGCGGCTTCCAGCTCATCCAGCAGCGCCAGAACTCGCGCTGCCGTGAACGTTTTGCAGAACTCGTGTACTGGCTTCCATTCTGGCTTGGCTGGAACGACAACATCACCGAATTCGCCAACCGCATACCATGAAGGGGCTAATTTTGCTGCTACAGCAAGATTGCGCAGCGCCTGTTTGTCGATGTTGCTCATTGGGCGGCTCCTTCAAATTGGTAAGAAATTTTAATTCCCAACTTTTTAGCCATGGCATGCTCAGCGACGGCACCTTCCGACTCTTGCCACCCATGCAGCATGTGAATGGCGTCTGCGCAGCGAAGCATCGCCAGGCAGATGTCCATATACTCACGCTGAGATAAACCATCCGGGAGCGTGGCCGGATTTAATGCCACATGACCACCTGATAACATCTGCTGTGCTACTGCGTTAAACATCGGACGGTTGTAGTTTTCGTAACCCGTCATTGGTCCTGCGATGTAAATTTTCATACCCTTTCCCTCCCGTACTTGTCTGATAACTCGCCCATTTGCCTGTGGATTTCCGCAAGGTCACACCCTGCGCACCCCAGAGCTTCGGCGATGAGTTCTTCCTGCTCTTTGGATGGCCCGGTTTGCAGAATTTGATTAAGCTTCCTGTGCGATACGCCGCAGTGCTTGGCGATGCTGGTGAGCGTTACACCGTTATTTTTCGCCATGGTCCTAACCATCCAGCGGTAATCACTCCATTCGCTCATACCCCTACCCTCCCCCAAACCATCAATACTCGCTTCATAGCCGCGCTGTTGCGGCACTCCTGAAATATTCCGTTGGTGCAGCTGCGCGCGGTGCCGTCCTGCTCTTCTGGTGTCGCCAGGCGATAAGTCACCGTTCGCCAGACCTTGCTCACCCGGACAATCTTGCGGGCCCGCTCCAGATCGATAGCGTTCTTCGTGATGCAGTTGATGGTCATGCCGCACTCTGTGGCCACATCCTTCGCTGTGAAGGTCTGGTGCGTTTCGAGATAACGCAGAATTGCCTGTTTGCCTTTCATCGTCTTAGCACTCATAGTCAGCCTCCTGTTGCATCTGGCCGCTGTAGGTGAAATCTACCGGGTCCAGGCCGGAGTAGCGGCTGCTGAAGTGGTAGGTTTTTTCTGCCCCCGGCGCATGGCGGGACTTCACACAGATGATTTCTGTGATGCCTTTCAGTTCGGTGTTCGGGTTGTATTTCTCATCCCGGTAGATCATGAAAATCACATCGGCTTCCTGCTCGATAACACCGGACTCGCGGAGGTCAGCTGCGACCGGGCGCTTATTAGCACGTTCTTCGACCTTACGGTTAAGCTGAGCCAGTGCGATGACCGGGCAACGCAACTCTTTCGCCAGGTTCTTCAGGCCGGTGGCGATCTCCCCTACGCTGCGGTTCATGTTCTCAGGGTCAGACATGCGCATCTTCTGGAGATAATCGACGATTACCACGCCCAGTCCGCCCAGCTTCTTACTCATACGCCGCGCTTCCGCACGCACCTGGTGAACGCTTAGGGATGGCTTGTCATTGATGTAGATCGGAGAGTCGATGAAATCCTTCATGCAGTGGCCGACCTTTCCCCAGGCCCCGTCCATCACGCCGCTTTGCTTGCTGAGTAAATCCTCTTTGCTCACCCGGGCCCGGTGGAACGCGACACGCTCCGAGATCTGATCAACTGGCATTTCCAGACTGAAGAAAAGCACAGGCTTTTTGTTTTTCAGGCCGACTGTCTCGGTCACGGTGGTGCTGAACATGGTTTTCCCCATGCCAGGGCGCCCGCCGACAACGATGAAATCGGTGTTGTTGAACCCGCCGAATGCGCTGTCGATGGTCGCCATGCCCAGCTCGGTTTTGTGCTTCCAGATATCGCCGCTAATAATCGACTGGATGGTATCTAACGACATGTCGATCCCGGTAGTGATGTGCTCGGTGCCATAGTCAGCACTGTGCTCAATACCGGAGATATCGGCCTGTATGTTGCCGATGATGTCAGCGATACCCTCACTGGATGGTTCGGACAGCTTCTGGATCCCTACCTGTAGCGCCAGGGTCATCCGGCGGCCGAGATGCATTTCCCGCAACTTTTCGCAGTACGAGGCAAGGTTCGCGAACGACGGTGTGTTCTTGCTGCATTCAGCCAGGTAAGCGAATCCGCCCGCACTCTCCAGCGCTCCAAGGCGCTCAAGGTCGCTGGTCAGTGTCAGCAGGTCTATCTTCTCCCCGGATTCGTTAAGGCGCTTATAGGACCGCAGAGCCACCTTGTGAGGCGTTGCTGTGAAGTGGTCCTCAGTCAGCCCCTCAATCGCGTCAGTCGCCATGTCAACGCCGTCTGTGCGGCCCGCTGCGAGCATGATCCCGCCAATGACGGCCTGCTCAACGTACAAATCGATAAAACGGCTCATGCTTTGACTCCCTTGCGCTCACGGTGCTCGTTGATGGCCTGCTCGTAGACAGATCCCCAGTTCTTCGGATTCAGTATCCAGTCGAGAGTCAGCCATGGCTGATCGCCTCTGGTGCCGAACAGGGAAGACTTGCTAATCAGCTCGAAGGCCATTCCCATGTGCTTCAGTTCTCGCCAGTTGCCCTGGGTGGTTTTGCCGTTCCACACAGCTTCCAGGTCTCGATAGGCCGGACGGCGGCGGTTCCACTCATGCAGTGAAACGGCCTTCGAAGGGAATTTTTCATTCCAGAGCTTGATGATCTCTTCGTGCGGACAGGCTTTCGGGTTGCTTCCATGACCATCTGCCCATATCAGGGCGTCTGACAGGTATCCATCAAAGCGGGTCATACGGCACAGGTTCTCTGGCTTGAAGCTGTGACCCCAGTTCACATGGGCCCAGCGGATAACCAGCTTCAGCTCTTCAGCGGTGTAGCACTGATCTTTGCTCTTCACTGTGGAAAGAGCTTTCTCAAAAGGTGCCAGCGCAGCACAACGACTACCGGTTAGCTCGTTGAAGTAATCCATCACTTCCTGAGCGAGTGAGTTTTCCCCCTGGGGGGATTTAGGGGGATCTTGTCTTTCTGTATTTTGATTATTGTCTTTTGTGGTTAGCACCTTCTGCTTAGTTCTGTTAGCAACTTTCGCTAAGGTTTTCTTAGCAGGTTTAGCTAATGTTTTGCAGAATCCGTTAACCTTCGTTTTCCACTCGGAAACATTGGTATTCATGCCCACTTTGCGGCCTTCCTGAATGAATACCTTCTTGCCGATCAGCAGGTTTTTGGCAGTAGAGCAATGCGTGTGGTGCTTACCAACCATCTGCTCAAGTTGCTCGTTGCTGACCCAATCCATTTTTTTATTGAAGCCGTATGTTTTGCGCCAGACGGCCAGCACAATGCACATCTCAGTTTCGCTCAAACCTGAAGCCATAACGGCATCAAGAAGCTCATTCGCGACGCGAGTGAACCCATCTTCCAGTTGCGCCACACGATGCTCCACGACCTCCAGCGGCGGCCTGTAGTCTGCTAAATGCTTAACGACGCCCATGCTTCACCCCTGCCTGAATCAGTGCCAGTCTTGCCATGCCAACGAAGCGCTCAGCGAACGCCCGATTTTTTGAGGCAGCGACAACCAGGCCATCTGGTGAATCTGGATGGCGACGTTCCTCTTTTTCCTGGTACTTTTTGCGAGTTTTTGACATACTTACTCCCGTTACTTGGCGTAACACAGTGTGATAAGGGCCTTTGAAGTTACCGCTTCAAGGGCTTTTTCTTTTCTGGTGCCTCTCACATAACCCCCAGCATCGACGTGACCATAGCCATCAGAGGAGCAGTCAGGTCCGGGTCGACACGGAACATCTCTACGATCCCCTCACTCAGTTCCTTGAGCTTCTGGTGACGCGGAGCGTTCATCGCAACGGCAACTTTCGCCTCGCTCGTTTCCTTCTCAAGTCGAGCTAAGCGGGACATGAAACTGTCCTCGGGAAGAAGTCGATGGCGATACTCCAGAGGCAGAACGGCCATGATTGCGGGCGTCAGCTGGCGCACGTTCTCGCGGTACTGCTCAGAGTCGAAACGGTTATCCAGAAAGCGAAAAAGCTTCTGGCGCGCCCGGCTGATGTCTTCCGGAAAGCTGATGGCGGTCCCGCCCTGCTCCCGGTATTCGTTGATGATCAGCGCAGAAACGACGTCCTGATTGTCCAGCGCCGACGACCATGCCCGGACTGCATCGCGGATCTTTTCGTGGTCTGGCGCCGCCTTAGGTTGAGCGCGGTTTATCATCGCTCCCGGGTGTATTCCGGTATTGTTTTGATACGCAAGTGAATGCATTGCTTTCCCTTTCGTGGTTAGGGCCGCCGTTACGCGGCTGTTGTTTTATTCGGCTCATCGCCAAAAAGAAGCCATTCAGGTTCACATTTGAGAGCCCGAGCCAGCTCAACCAAATAACGTGGACGCTTAGTAGTCCCGGCCTCGATGGCCTGAAGTGATTGCTGTTTCATGCCAGCCAGTTTTGCTAACTGGTCCTGAGACAGATTCATCTCTTCACGTTTTTGCTTGAGGCGTTGAGAAATTGTTTCCATACCACCTCCACAGTTTTATCTGTATTCTGTGACAGTTATTTCTGTTTGTCAATTACAGTTTTAACTGTGACTATCAAGGCATACAGAGAGAGGTATTTATGAGCCTTGCGGATCGCGTTAAACAAAAAAGAATTGAGCTGGGATTAACCCAGACAGAAGCTGCTGAGAAGGCCGGTATTCGGCAGCAGTCATGGCAGAGCATTGAAGATGGGAAAACTCTCAAGCCACGAAATATAATTGGAATAGCCAAGGCGCTTAAATGCGACGCCGATTGGCTAATGAACGGCGGCGCGTTTATGCCGATGGCAGAGATCAACAGCAGGAGAGTTCCGTTGATAAGCTACGTACAGGCAGGAGCCTTGGCTGAGAAAAACCCTATCGAGGCTTTCGATGGCAGCCTTGAATACATACTTACTGATCTGGATGTGTCCCAGCACACCTTTGCGTTGCGTATTGAAGGCGACTCAATGGAACCAGATTTTAAGGCTGGTGACGTTATTATTGTCGACCCTGAGGTAGAACCCACGCCTGGGGAATTTGTTGTTGCGAAGAACGGCGGAACACAGGCAACCTTCAAAAAATACCGCCCGACATGGGTAGACCCTCTCGGCTGCCAGCACTTTGAACTGGTCCCACTCAATGACGACTACCCTGTCATTAACAGCGATCACCAGCCTTTAACCATTATCGGTGTAATGATTGAGCACCGTATTTACCGCCGCAAACGCTAAAACCCCCTCTCAAACGTCTAATCAAACCGGCTAACGCCGGTTTTTTTTCGTCCTTACAAAATAAATTACTCATAAATACAGAAACATATGTTTCGCACGCCATTAAATACAGTTTTGTCTGTTGACGATAATACAGTTTTATCTGTATCTTTAATCCATCGAAACGAAACATCGTCAGCTGAGCGAAGTTAGCCAGCGGCGAAGTGGAGATTCGGTCAGTCGAACGGCGCGACAGTAAACCATGCGTCGGACCATAGGCGGGCTCAGGAAGAGCGGCAATTATGGCTAAACGATTTACCAGCAGCTCTTTGCGAGGGGCTGGCGGTAAACAAAGAGAGAGGTGGGTATGGAAGATAAAAAAACGGCGCCACTACAGCTAAACGTAGACGCCAGTGAGGTGCTTATTCAGATCGGGGAGCTATTGAGGTTACTTGAACTTCCAGCCAGTTCCTTTGAGGGAATTCCTGAGCATGTCGTCGAGCTGTTTTTTGACCGTGTCCGTGGCCTGATTGACAACATCGTCCTTAGTGATTTCGCGACCACAGTCAGCACAACTGACGCCGGTGAAATTTGTCTCAAAGTCAAAATCATCGGGCTGGTTGAACATCTCACTTCCGCAGTCAGGGCACACGGTCCGCATGGTTTGCATGAATATATCCTTTCTACTGTTGGGGAGATTAAAGAGTAAGCGATTTCTTGCTGTTGGGGAATAGCGGGAAAGCGCGCGCCGGGCGCGGATAAATACCCCGGCAATAACTGGAATGCTTTGGGCTGGCAGACGGTTATCAGCTAGTTGGTGAGGTAATGGCTCACCAAGGCGACGACGGCCTTCCCTGCTGCTTGAAAGTGGGGAGCCAGCACCAAAGCATTTCTCCCGCATCAGCGGGTAACGACAGAGGGTAAGGCGATGGCGAACGTTAAAAAATACACAGTCGACTATGACTGGAAGGCGGAGATAACGGTTGAAATAGACCACGACATAATGACCAATGAAAAGCTGCATGAGATTAACAACTTTTGGTCGAACGCTGATTACCGACTGGAGAGACAGGGATCAGTTTTGAATGCGGTGCTGGTCATGTTGGCAAAAGAGGCTCTGCTCATTGCGCTGAGTCAAAACTACAACACTTACGGCGTGGTGAGTGAATTCGACTGGTCAAATGGTGAGGGGGTTGAAGGTTGGCCGCCAATGGACGGCAGCGAGGGCATAAAGATAACCCATGTAGACGTTTCTGGAATACTAGATTCAGATGACATCACCATCAAGGCCGCCTAATCAGCGGCTTTTTTCATACCTCACCGTTCTCGATGAGTGCGGTTAGTTATGACAACCGGCGGCCATCCACCGCCCATTGAAACACTGAATAAATGCGTTGAAGTCTTGTATTAACCGTTCCGTTCGCCGCGATAAGGCCAAGAGGATTTATGACAATTGATTTTGAAGTGAAAGCTACAGGTATTGATGTTTCAACAAGTGGTTACCGCGACCACGTCAATTTAGAAGTTCGTGGCGTGGAACTCTCAGACCTTGTCTCTGAAATTGAAGGGAAAGCGCTCTTTCAGGAAATCGATCTTGATGACTACATAGACTGGGCTGAGGCCGCTGGTCACATCGAAGACATTCTTGAACGGCTTGATGTAGTTGAAGTTATCGCATGGTTGCGCAGCAACGGGCACCTGGAGACTGAATCATGACAGTCACCCACAACGGTAAGCAGTACACCGCCAAGAAGCTCAACGATAACGAGTGGCAGCTGACGTCGTTATCGGCACCGCGTGAAAAGCTGGTGTTGAACCGCTGGCAGATGCATATCGCTGGCCTCCTGGAACAGGTTGAGGTGAAGGTATGATCAACCATTACGGCACCACCCCGCTCATTCGCCAGTGCGTTACGCCCGGCATGATGGCAATGCATGAAGGCCGCACCTATCGCGTCTCAGCAGTCATTCAGGAGCGTAAATGGGTCTACCTGCACACCGATGCAGAAATCATCCGCCTCAGTGATTGCGTGATTGACGTCCTTCTGGACGGTCACGGCAACCCCATCCAGCACTAACCACCCTATTCAACCGATCGGCCTGGCATTACGCGGGCGGGATCTGCACATCCAAATTTCAGGAGTTCATCCATGAACGCACACCTCACTTACGACCGCATCGAAGATCGGCGCTGGGTTGAGCAACAGCTCACCGACGAGAAGGAGAAGTGGATCGACGGCCGGGCGAAAGAACTGATCGCCATGTTCCCTGCGAAACCTCTGGAAATGAGCAGCTTGTTCCTGCCACAGGAAGCCCAGTTTGCGCTTATCGGAGAAAGGGCCGAAGAGGCATACAACGAATACATTTCGGCCTGCGCATATGCACGCGCCGAAGAAGAATGGCAGCGCCAAGCCCCTTGCCCGTTTTAAGGATGCATGAAATGTCTGAATCTAAAACTCACTACCGAAAAGCTTTTGACTCTCCATACCTGAGCAGCGCCGACATCGTTGAGCCAACGGTGCTGACGATCGCCCGCGCAACGTTAGAAAACGACAAAACAAAAAAATCCAAAGACGTTTTTAATACCGCTTATTTTGAAGAGCGCGAGCTGCGCCCTGGCGAAAAGCTTAAGCCGATGATTCTGAATGCCACGAACAGCAAGATGCTGAAAAGCATTACCGGCTCGCCATTCCTTGAAGATTGGGTTGGCGTAAAGGTCACGGTCTACGTCGATAAAAATGTCCGGTTCGGAAAGGAATCGGTCGAAGGTCTTCGTTTAAGCCCGGCGCGCGTCACGAAACCGGTGCTTTCGCCGGAAAAAACGCAGGCATGGAATAACGCTAAAGCAGCTTTCAAACGCGACGGCAACCTTGATGCAGTGCTGGCGAGAATGGACATTTCTCCAGAGCATCGCCGCCAGCTTGAGCAGGAGTGTTCATCATGATCTGGCACGACGTCGAGCAAAACGGTGAAGAGTGGGACGCCCTTCGCCTTGGTAAGGCCACCGCTTCAAACTTCGGCCTGATCATGGCTAACGATGGAAAGGCTTTTGGCGAACCTGCCAAGCGTTATGCCCTTCAATTGGCTCTTGAGCAGATTAAGGGGTGCAAGTCTGAGTTTGGCTTCTCAAACGAACACATGGAACGCGGGCACGAGCAGGAGCCAATTGCCCGCATGCTCTACGAAGAGATGAATTTCGTCGACGTTGATAATGGCGGGTTCTTTGATCACGAAACATACGGAGACAGCCCCGACGGCCTCGTTGGCCAGGACGGGCTCGTTGAGATTAAGTCGGTCATTGCCGCCACTCACTACTCCACCCTCACCCGCGGCTCCTTCGATCCGGCATACAGATGGCAACTGGTCGGTCACCTTGATTGCTCCGGCAGGGATTGGGTGGACTTCATCAGCTACTGCTCAGACTTCCCGGACGGTAAGCAGCTCATCGTCTATCGCCTTACAGCTGCTGAATGTGAATCAGAAATAGCCCGGCTTCGCGCGCGCAGAAAAGACTTCCTCGAACTTGTTGCGGACACGAAGCGCCGCATTCTGGAGCTCGAATGAAACGCACACCCTTCTACCGTAGGCCCGGGCGAACCGGGCAATTCTCCGGCCTCCGTGAACGCGTTATCTGGATGATTCAGACTCGCGGCCGCCCGGTAACCGGTAGCGAAATCGCTGAGAAGTTTGGCGTAACGCTCATTGAGTTTAACCGGGTGGCCAACGGCATTACCCGCGGCGCCGGACAAATAGCGCAAATTGTCGCGTCGGAAACATGGCTCAACGAGGACGGTATCTGCGACCGGACATTTAGCCTGGCCAGCAAGCCAAAGGTCGTAACGCCGCAGGGTAAATCGCGGCTATTCACCCGGCGCGCCATAGAGCAGTCGCAGGAAGGTAGACGGCAGGAATGCATTGAACGTGCAGCACGCCGTAGCCGACTGATTGCTCAGGGCCTATACATCGACGAAATGGAGTCAGTGCTATGAAAGCGTGGTCACTCGAAGAGCTGGCGCTGCTGTGGCGACACTCAAACGCTGAAGTCGCTGAGATTACCGGCCGCTGCATTGAAGAGGTAGGAGATAAGCGGCTTCAAACCAATATTGAGCGCAATGGCTGGGATGTTAAGGATCCTGAGCGGGAGGATGCATGAGCAAAGTAGGCGATTATTTCTTTGAGTTCCCTGCGTCGCGCGGTATGCAGGGTAGCACGGCGACTTACATGATCACGGCGCCTGCCCGCGCGCTAACGCGCATACTTGCGTCCGACAATCACGGCAGCACGCTCGAGCGCTCTCAACGCGAAATTAACCAGGCGCGAGTGAAGAAGTTTTACCAGTACCTCGTCAATGCATACCAAAATAAAGAGCCCTTCATCATCCCGCCGCTGGTCGGCAACTGCGACGCGGATATTGAGTTTGAAGAGTTCGGCAATACGAATGTGGGCGTGGCACGCTTCCCTATGGATGCGGTGATCAAGCTGTTCGACGGCCAGCACCGCGCCGCCGGGTTAGCTGAGTTCTGCCGGACTTACGGAGAGCCAATCAGCATCCCGCTGATGCTGACCCATAATCTCCCGCTGAAGGCACGCCAGCAGTTCTTCTCCGATATCAATAACAACGTCTCGAAGCCTTCCGCTGCGATCAACATGGCCTATGACGGGCGTAATGATGTGGCCCAGGGGATGGTGTCGTTCCTGTCTCAGCACGACACCTTCTCAGAGGTGACAGACTTCGAGCACAACGTCGTTCCGGCGAAAAGTAAGTTGTGGGTGAGCTTCAAGGCGCTTAGCGACGCGACGGCCAAGTTTGCCAACGCGGGCAGTAAGCCGCTGGAAATGGGCGACATTGAATCCATCTGGGAGGCCTGGTTGGCCCTGACGCAGATCGAAGCGATTCGCCACGGCACCAGCCAGGCAGACTACAAGCGTGACTACATTCAGTTCCACGCGGTGATGATCAACGCCTTCGGCTATGCCGTTCAGCTGCTGATGGCTGACCACTCAATCGTAGATATCGTCCAGATGATTGAGGAACTGGCGAGCAGTGCGGGCTCCTCTGAGATGGAAGACTTCTTCCTGATTTCGCGATGGGGTGGCGTTTGTGTGAATGCCGAAAAAGAACGGCCAACGATCATTGCCTCCGTTCCGGCGCAGAAATCAGCTGCTGAAAGGTTGGTGTCCGTAATAAGAAACGGTGCACTGGAGGAACAAAATGCCGCAGCATAACTATCCAAATGGTAAGCCCTGGTCTGATTCCGACATTGCTTTTCTCCGGAGAATGGCCGGCGTAATGACGTTGCGTGATATTGCGTCAGAACTTAACCGCACTCACGCTGCGGTACGTACGATGAGTACGAGACTGTCCCTCAATCTTCGAGAAAGCTACGTCAGGTGGACCTCAGTAGAGCTTCAGATATTGAGATCGTGTGCCGGCACCATGAGTGCCACTCAAATTGCTGGAAAGCTCGGGCGCACTCTCGATTCTGTTAAGGGGAAAGCCAGCCTGTTGGGCTTAAGCCTGCTATGTATTGGCGAAAGACATCATCATGCAGTTTACAGTGATCACGACGTATCTCTATGTGTTGCGCTTCACGAAGAGGGCCTGTCACAAGCAGTCATAGCTGAAAAAATGGAGATACCAGCCCATAGCGTGCATGCATTTATCCATGGCAGGAGGCTTATCCATGAGGACACTTCATGGCGCAACCTATCACGAAAGGAAAACGCCTCATGACCGATTTCACCGGCAGCAACACGCCAGCGGATCAGCGGGACCTATGGCGCACGCCGCCAGCCCTATTCTCTTCACTTAATGCTGAGTTCTGTTTCCAACTGGATGCCGCCGCAGCGCCGCATAACGCTCTGTGCAGGAAGTTCATCACCGCCGAGCAGAACACTCTGGAAACGCCATGGGCTGATTACCTGAATGTGCCTGGCTACGTCTGGCTGAACCCGCCATACAGCGACATCATGCCGTTTGTTAAAAAGGCCGCCTCCGAGAGCGCCAATCAGATCGGCACGGTCATGCTCGTACCGGCAGACACTTCGGTTGGCTGGTTCAAGGAAGCTATCCAGACCGCCAGTGAGGTTCGTCTCATCACTGCCGGGCGGCTTGCATTTATCAACCCGGTCACCGATAAGCCAGTATCGGGAAATAACAAAGGCTCAATGCTCATCATCTGGCGACCGTACCCGCGTACACACTGCCACTTCGCAACTGTGGACCGGGACGAGCTGATGGCCTTCGGGGCGAAACTTCTCGCCCGCCGGGAGGCTGCATGACGCCAGAAACAGACAACGCCATCCGCGCCGCCTTCCGCCGCTGCACCGAGGAAATCCAGCAGGCCATGCGCAAAAAGCCTAAGCCTAACTGGAACGAAACGGTGTCTCCCATCATCAACAAGCATCACAAGAAAATAGAAGCTCTGGGAGTTAGCCCCCTGGAGTTTGTCGTTAAAACTGGCCGCCTAAATGGGCGGTTTGGAACCGAGCAATGAGCAAATATTTAGAACTGGATCGTCTAGTCCTCAACAAAATCGGCGATAATCCAATCCATCTCATTAAGATTTACGTCCGAGATGTTTTAAATGAATCAGAATGCATAGCCACTGCGGAAGGGAAATCATATCCCTACCGCTTCGTCGATCGGCACCTGCAAGCATTACGTATAAGCGCCGTTATACGCAACGTGACAAGTAAGCTGGGTGTGAACATGAATGAATAATCGATCAAGTCAGTGCTCTTGAAGAAATGATGCACGAACAGATCATTACCGTTTTCCATCCTAAACGCAACGTACAATCGGGTAATCATTGCTAGATATCCTGATAAAATATCCTACCCCTGCTATACCATGGGATTTGAAAGTGACAAGATAAGCAGCCCTAACTTGAAAAAAACATCATATTAATGTCTTTATGAGTAGTTGTAAGCGTACTTACATTCATATAAGGTAATGGTTATAGTAAACTACATATATTCATCCATAAAAAGAGAAGATCAATGTTAGAGCCCGCTACTTTCTCAGCTATTGCAGCCTCTTGTGCAGCAATAGCCGCTGCAATCAATGCTTATGTAGGTTATCAAAATAGAAGTGATGCTTTAGATAAGCAAATTATTGACTCACTCACAAAAAAAGCAGATGAATGTAATGCAATTGTCGTAAGACATAATTATAAAGTGCCTTTAAAAGAGGAAAACATTGGAGAGACACTTAGAATAATTTCTTTGCTTTATCTTTCCATTGCAGATATTAAAAGAATTGATAAACGCTACAAACATCTTCTGAAGTATGATTTCTTTATAAATACCAACAATGTGAAGAAAATTAACTTCAAGGAATACTTCGTATACTCCCTCCACCCTTCAATATTTGAAGATTTAAAGATTGATGGGAAAAATAAAGAATTTTCGAATGTCGTACCATTGGAAAAAATGCGATCTATATCAGAGTTCTATAAAAAACAGTTACGGTGAAATTTAGAGTTAGAAAATAAACCGCCCATTGTGGCGGTTTTTTATTGCCTGGAGACACCCATGAGCGAAATGACCTTAATTGTGCCCAACGACTGGGTAACCGAAGAAAAGCTCGTAGAGATTACCGGCCTTCGCCCGGGTACTATCGAGCGGGCCCGCAAAAAATGCTGGATGGTCGGACGGGAATATCTGCATGTCTCCCCGGACGGCGTACCGAAGAAGAACAGCGAATGCATGTACAACCGTAAGGCTGTCGACCAGTGGGTTGAGAGCATGTCAAAGAAACAGCCGGGTGCGCGCCAATGAAGATCCGTTTATGCTTAGCGGGCTCTTGGACGTCAGGAGGGAATAATGGCTAAGTCAGCATACCCAACAGGCGTGGAGAACCATGGCGGTACGCTCCGCATATGGTTCATCTATAAAGGCAGCCGGGTTCGTGAAAGCCTCGGCGTGCCCGATACACCAAAAAACAGAAAGGTCGCTGGCGAGTTGCGCGCGTCGGTGTGCTTTTCGATTAAAACTGGCAACTTCAACTATGCGGCCCAATTCCCTGACTCACCTAACCTGAAAAGATTTGGCGTAGAGAGTAAGGAAATCACCGTGCTGGGGTTGGCGAATAAGTGGCTTGAACTGAAGCGCATGGAGATCAGCACCAACGCGATGTCTCGCTATTCATCTATAGCGCGCAACATGGTGCCAAGGATCGGCGGTGACAGGCTGGTATCTGCGGTGACGCAGGAAGATCTGCTGTTTATCAGAAAGGAATTGCTGACCGGTTATCACACCCTGAAGGCGGGACAGAAAACGCCGATTAAAGGTCGTTCCGTAAGAACGGTCAACAACTACATGAAGATTATGGGGGGCATGTTTAAGTTTGCCGCCGATAGTGGATATGTCCGGGTGAATCCGTTTACCGGAATCGCCATGCTTAAGCGGTCTCGCTGCGAACCGGACCCGCTGACGCGCGATGAGTTTGTCAGGATGATTAACGCCTGCGCCCACCAGCAACTGAAAAACATGTGGTCTCTTGCCGTCTACACCGGCGTGCGCCACGGCGAACTCGTTTCGCTGGCCTGGGAAGATATCGACCTGAAAGCGGGTACGATGATGATCCGCCGGAACCACACGTTAACGAAGGAGTTCACCCTTCCGAAGACGGAGGCCGGAACGGACCGCATCATCAACCTCATTCAGCCAGCTATCGACGTACTGAAGAGCCAGGCAGAACTAACACGCCTAGGTAAGCAGTATCAGGTTGAGGTGAAACTGCGCGAGTATGGCCGTACTGATGTGCATCCGTGCACGTTCGTGTTCAACCCGCAGATCGCATCACGTAATGGCCGTGCCGGGCATCATTACGCTGTGGGGTCGATCAACCAGTCATGGGAGGCAGCAATGCGGCGCGCCGGGATTCGCTATCGCAGAGCATACCAGTCCCGACACACGTATGCATGCTGGTCGTTGGCTGCCGGTGCCAACCCGAACTTCATCGCGAAGCAAATGGGCCACACCGACGCGCAAATGGTTTACCGGGTGTACGGATCCTGGATGGCTGAAAATAACCAGGACCAGGTACTCATCCTCAACCAGAAATTGAGTGAGTTTGCCCCATCCATGCCCCACGCCGTGGGATCGGATGGTTATTAA